CCACTAGGTCGTTGAAGAAATCTGGATTAACTGGTGTTAACCCGCCGCCAGAGGTGGTAAAACTAACCACGACTTGGAAATCATCCACCAGGCCATCACTAAGTACTGGCTGATCAATAATGGTTAATATATTATCAGAGCCAATCGGGGTAGCGGTATCGGGCTGACTGTTAATTTTTAACACATTAATGTAATCACGAATTACTGTGCCAGTTCTACTATCGTAGATAGGATCGCTTGTGTAAAAGAAAAATCTTGTTTGTAGCACACTGCCAAAATAATATTCCAGCGATCTTGAAACTACTGTATATGTTGATCCACTGTAGGTGCACTGTATTAACCAGCTGGCATCAATATTAGTACCCGAGGTATTTTGTGCATTTGTTAAACTGAATGCAGCGTCTATTGCAAGATTGGTTGAAGTAATAACATACCAAGTATCAGTGAGATTATTATAGCCTAGGCCAAAATTTTGATTAAGCGAAATTTGTTCAACAACGCTTTGTTGCACACTGGTAGGAATATCCGTGGTAAACAATGGGATAACCAAGATAGGAATTGCACCAGTTGGAACAAAGGTGTTTAATACCACAGGACCAACACCCGATGGCAAGTTGCCCAGGCCTTGTGCTGTACCTGATAGATAAACGGCTGTAGGGCTGGCCCAGATTGTCAGCTTGTCTTCTGCGTTTACAGGTACCCCTACTACCAAATGATTATCTTGATCAAAATACTGGCCACTGGGTGCTGCAAATTGTACCAAGCTACCTTCCAGTATATATTTGGTGTTGTTGCTGGCATAACTGCCAATAGGTACCGGATTGCCCAGGGAATTTTCAAAGTACCCTGTGGTCTCGTTAGTAATCACTGTGCTTTGGTGCCATGTATAGTTTAGGACGGCCAGGGTAGGCCGTGGAAAATTAGCATAATAAAACTGTTGTAGGCCCGCTCTAGTAGCCAATGGATTAATCTGATTAATTACAGCATCTGAAATATCATTTGCAGTTAGCCAACTAAATTGAAAGGTGTATAGGTTATTAGATTCATATAATGCTCCATCACTGGAAAAAATATTAGTGCTGGAATATTTGCCTGTGCCATCGACCAGGTCAAGGTAACGACTGGTACCGATACTGGCACGATTTACTGCGGTGCTTTTGAGAATACTGTTATACTGTGTAAATGGAAAGTTGGTATAGTCTTCACCGTTGACCATACGATTCTGTGTGTAATATTGTGCTGGTGCACGTTGTTTAATTTCAGCGATTGTCTCACGTGCCTGGGCATTAGTCACAGGTTGTGTAATACCACAGGTAAATGTCATAGTCTCAATTTGACCAGTACGACTTACATAGCTGATAGGTATACTCACATTTTGCATTTCTATCGGATTAATAATATAAGTTAGACCATTACTGGCTCGTACATACGTACGGAAAGTGCCAACTGGGATTGTGCTGAATATTCCATCGCCAAAGTTTAAAGTAATCTGATCGTTGGTTCTACTGGCCACACTGTAAATATTTCTAGTGCCTGGAGCTAGTTGCTCCACCGCAGCGGCGTAGACACTTTGTACTTGTTCCCAAAAGGTCGAAACATTACCTAGGTTGTCTAACTGATAAAGCCAGACATCGGTGTTGTTAATGCCTTCGATGTTAATGGCCACAGCACGATTATCGATGCGCTCTGCCAAATTAAAATCTTGATTTTGTAATACTCCTTGCTTGAACAAGAAGAAAAATCCTGTGTTGGCACTGAGAAATCCTTGTTGGTCATTGCGGAACATTACATTAAACTGACCATTGGGCAATGGCGTTGGTTCGTACACATAATCTCGACCAGCAAAGGTACTGTTAACCACTTCAAATGGCATGTTTACTGTGTCTACGGTAGCGGTATACGGAATTACTGGCAAATACCCTGGTACTAAATTAATAGTATATTCCTGAGTATCAACTCCTAGAATCGTTTGCTTTGCACCAGGATTTCCAAATTTTTGTGTGTTGACTAAACTAGCATTAAGGATAGTGGTGAACTGTTCTTGCCAATCTAAGTTTGTAGGATCTGCCCAATTTACAGTAAGGTTAGCAAGGTTGATGCCGTTGTAGTCAACAAGATTTTCTGTAGTTGACACGGAAAATACTTTGAGATATCCTGATGCTTCTGTGTTACGATTAGGCGTATAGCTAACTAAATTGGCCAGACGTACTACACTATCTCTGCGCTCGGCAGTGTCTAAATAATTTTCACGTGTGTTTAAATCAGTGCGGAATGCTAAACTTTGTCCCATAAAGGCCATAACGTCTAACAAGGCAATAAATTCCGAGCTTTCAATATAATCGTTAAAAGTCTCAGGATAATACAGGCGCAAGTAGTCTACAAAACTCTTACGCAGAGTTTCAAAATCATAACTCTGGAAGTCAGCTTCCTGGTAAGTCTGATAGATTCGTTTCCAATCTTCGACGCCAAAAATCGCTGTTTGTCTTGAGGTTGTGGCCATAAATGTTCCTAGTTCAAGTATTTAGCGAAACAATAAACTGGGTAGTTAAACGTAGGTGGCTGATCGTTGCTGTTGATTGAAAAATATACTCAACTGTTGCGCTGTGGTGCTGGGTACTACCGCTATACCTAGCTGTATTAAAATGCCGTTTTGTTGTGGGAACACCTGTACTCCGCTGACAAAAACTCTAGGATCTCCGGCGCATACACGCTGTATTTCTGTATATATTGCCGCTTGTGTTTCTGGAGTTTGATTTTCAAACAAATAATTCCAGATTATTGTGCCGTAGCCAGGACGTCCAACTAAAGATCCTTGTCGTATGTTAAAGGCATTGAGCAGGTCGATCTTGATAAGGTCAAAGTCCACTGCTGTGAATTTTTTGTTTTGATTAATTGTGTTAAATCCAATAAATGTAGGCATCTTGTATTTACTCTATTAAATTATCTGATTTACAGCAGTTCTTGCACTGGCCAATAAGTTATTGGCTTGTCCTTGCGCCTGGCTGGCTAAACCTTGAGCTTGATTGAGCAGGGCTGTGCCTTGACCCTGCAGATTTTTTAACACAGCCTGGGCTTTGCTAATATCAAGTGCAGCTCCAATACTAGCCGAGCTAGGCAAGTCTACGCCAAAGCTAGGAATAGATATTTTTTCACTGCCAAGTATTTTTGTAAATGCTGTATCAATACTGGCACGATTTACTGTGTTGGCAAATCCAGCGGCTTTTTGCACGTTTGATACAAGACTGTCACCTTGAGCAATTAGAGAATTAAGTTGCCCTTGTGCTTGTGCAAGTAACGCATTTGCCTGGGCTTGCGCTTGGCCAACTAATGCTGTTGCTTGACCAGTAAGTTGGCCGGCTAATGCCGTGGCCTGCCCTGTGAGTTGGCCTTGGAGTTGACCAGCTAACGCCGTTGCTGATCCAGTTAATTTATCAGTGACCCCACTAACAGTCAGCGTGGATAATTTGTCCAGCCCACCAGTTAAGGTACTGGATGCTGTGGCGGCAAATTGGCTGGCCTTGCCTAAGGTGTCCATGGCTGTTTTTACTGATGTAAGTGCTGGAGTTATTCCTTGTGTTAATGTTCCTAGACTAGGCCTGCCGGCGGACAACGAGGTCGATAATCCTTTTATGCTGGTTAAGTTAGAAGTAAGATCGGTTAACCCAGGCAAATCTTTGGCCCATTGTGCTGTAAGTTGCGTACCGTACTTACTGGCATTGGTAACTAAAGATGCTACTTGACCATTTACACTGTTGGTTATTGCGGTTGTTGCCGTAGTTAATGCTTGATTGGCGCCGGTGTAAACAGTACCTACTACAGCCGACAAGGATTGTGTGGCCTGAGTTCTAATTACTCCAGCGGCTTGCAGACTATTGTATCCATCTTTCATTAATGTTGCTAGAGCATTATTTTGTGCGAATGTCATTTTATTTTATTTTTATCTATTAGTTTGCGCCGTTAAGGAACTCATTAAGAGAATAAATTCCATTTAGTCCGGTCCAGATGCCAGGAGCACTGAGTACCTCAGTTAAGGTGTTAGATGTGTTTTGCAAAAATTGTTGCCAAGTGCCAGGTTTAACGTAGCCGGCCATTTCCAACTGTTGGCAACTAAGGCCATATTGTCCAACTCCAGTTTCGTCAGTTATAACGTCGGCCGCTTGGTCCACAGTGTTGGCCACTTGCGCCATGAGTGCTAGAGTTTGATCGCTGGTTAATGATCCTATGGCTGGAGCGGTAAATCCTGTGCCG